CCAACGCAACAGACGGGTACAGCTACATCACATTCACCCCGCTTCGAGGGGCGTCGACTGTGGTTCAGCGGTTCTATCCAGAGCCGCAGTTCCCATCCTGCGGGTACGTGAAAATGGGGATCAGCGACGCCAAGCACTTCACACCGGAACAGGTCGATAAGATCATCGCCAAGTATCCAAAGCATGAGCGTGAGGCTCGCGCGAACGGCACACCGATCCTTGGGTCAGGGGCGGTATTCCCGATCATTGAAGACGAAATAGTCTGCAGCCCGTTCCCAATCCCGAAGCATTGGGCACGGATATGCGGTCTCGACTTCGGCTATGCCCACCCGTCAGCGGCATGCTGGCTCGCGTGGGACAAGGACACAGACATCGTCTATCTCTACGACGTGCATTGCAAGGCAGAGGCCGTGGTAGCGATCCACGCCGACGCGATCAAGGCGCGCGGCGCTTGGATTCCAGTCGCTTGGCCCAAGGACGGCGACAACCAGACAGCGGTCGGTCCGCAACTGTCCCAGCAGTACCGGGACAAGGGCGTGAACATGCTGCCGATTCACGCTCAATTCCCGCAGATCAGCAAGCAGTCGGACGACAACACACCGGTGTCGAGAGTGTCGGTCGGGGCCGGCATCCAGGAAATGATTGATCGCATGATGACGGGCCGCTGGAAGGTTTTTGCACATTGCGAGGATTGGCTCAGAGAATTCCGCATGTATCACTTGGAGAACGGAATCATCGTCAAGGAAATGGACGACTGCTTGGATGCCAGTCGCTACGCAATGATGATGCTGCGCTTCGCAGAGGTACAGAAGGCGACGCATGCCAACTGGAGGGAACGGCTGACCTCTGGAAGACGCCTGTCTGTAGGATACGGCGGCGGCGGCAGTGGATCAGCGCAGTCAGCGTGACATGACGACGACACTATGAGCGACACGACAGCCCTACACAATTGGGAACGCTACCGCTACGGCGTGCAACGCGGTCATGCGCTCTACTGCGCGGTCGCGCGCACCTGCGACAACTACTATCTCGGCGGCGGTCTTCAGTGGTCACCCGATGACCTGAAGATCCTTCAGGCGCAGAAAAGGCCCGCCTACGAATTCAACGAAGTGATGCCGGCATGCAATGCGGCGCTCGGCTACCAGATTCAGAACCGGATGGACATCGCCTTCAAACCGCGCGGCGGAAACGCCGACCAGGCCAAGGCAACCGTCCGCTCGAAACTGGCGATGCAGATCGCAGACCGCAACAAGTTGCACTGGAAGGAAACACAGGTATTCGCCGACGGCATCATCCAGCAGCGCGGATACTTTGAAGTCCGCATGAATTTCGGTCAGAACATCCGCGGGGACATCGAGATTTCGACGCTCGATCCGATGGACGTGATTCCCGACCCTGACGCGAAGAGCTACGACCCGGACGACTGGCAAGACGTAATCATCACCCGCTGGCTAACGCCTGATGAAGTCGGGCAGTTCTACGGCAAGGAAGCCCAGGCGAAGGTCGAGGCAAGCCATCCACAAGAAAGCGATTTCGGCGATCAGGGCGATATGGACGAGCCGCGCTCCAAGTTCGGGGATCGGCTATCCGGAAGCTTCGACGCGTGGTATCAGGACGGCGCGATATGGCGAGTCCGCGTGGTCGAGCGGCAGGCGTTCCAATACGCTCTGACCAAGGTGGCAATCTCTCCAGAGGGCGACGTATCCATCCTCAAAGACGACATCGACCCGGCTGAAGTCGATCGTCTCAAGGCCACCGGTTCATTCGTGACCAAGCGCGTGCACCGTCGTGTGCGATGGACGGCCTCTACCTACGACACCACGTTGCACGACGACTGGTCCCCCTACGAGAGTTTCACCGTCGTGCCGTATTTCGCCTTCTTCCGCCGAGGTCGCACACGCGGGTTGGTCGACAACGCGATCGGGCCGCAGGACGCTCTGAACAAAGCCATATCGCAGGAGGTGCACATCGTCAATACGACCGCCAATTCCGGCTGGACGGTCGAAGAGAACACGCTCACCAACATGACGACGGATGAACTAAAGGAAGTCGGCGCATCCACCGGCTTGCTGATCGAGCACAAGCAGGGCACCAACGCGCCGAAGAAAATCACGCCAAACGCCGTACCGTCCGGAATCGACAACCTTGTGCAGCGGGCCACGATGGCGATCAAGGACGTGACCGTACCCGAGGCGATGCGAGGAATCCGCGGCCCGGAAGTATCAGGCATCGCAATCCAGGCCAAGCAGTTCGCCAGCCAGCAGCAACTGGCCGTTCCGCTCGACAACCTGTCGCGCACCCGGCACATGCTGGCCGAGCGAATCCACAAGCTCACGCAATTGTTCTACACCGACGAGCGGGTATTCCGCATCACGGAAACCGATCCGCGCACAGGCCGAACCATCGACAGCCAGATCGTCATCAACCAGTGGGACGCCAAGACCGGGATGATCCTCAACGACATGACAGAGGGCGATTACGACGTGGTTGTGTCGGATCAGCCGCTGCAGACCACGTTCGAGAACAGCCAATTCACGCAGGCGCTGGAATTGCGCAAGAACGGCATCGCCATTCCCGATCAGTTCGTCATTCGCCACTCGAATCTGGCCGACAAGGAGGAAATCCTCCAGACCATGGAAGCGCCGGCACCGGACCCGGAGAAAGAGGCCAAGGCGAACTTGCTCAAGGTGCAGGCCGAGAAGGTCGACGCAGAAACCAAGAACAAGCGCGTGGAAGGATTCTTCAGCGCGATACAAGCCGGCAATCTGGTCGCGGCGAACCCGGCTATCGCCGGCGTGGCGGACGGAATCCTTGGCTCTGTCGGCGTCACCGACATGAACGCAGCACCGCTGATTCCTGTTCCACCACCCGGAACGCCGTCTATCCAGATGCGCGAGAACACGTCACCCAACTTTCCAGCGCGCGCTGATACCGGAGTGAACGCCGGCATCGAAGGCGGCACTCAACCAACGTGAAGGAGAACGCCATGGCAACAGGTATCAGTGCGGATGACACCTGGAAGGTAGAACAGGACATGCGGACCTTGATCGAGGCCGATGCGATCCGCAACGACAAGAAGCGCCTCAAGGCCGCGCAGACGATGGCCAAGGCCAAGCTCGAAGAAATGGAAGCGACCTTCGGAGATTCCGAGGCCGATGGCGAGAAGGATTGATTCAGGTACCACCACCCAAGAAAAGGAGTGTCAGGAATGAGCGATGACGTGTTGGACGACGATTCGGACGAAGCAGCAGAACGCGGCGGCGCGCCAGCCGCCATCGATGACGATGACGATCCCACCATCAAGGGAGATCGCAGCGAGAACATCGATCCGCCGCTCGATCCGAAGGCGCTGAAGGCGATTGCTGGCGACGATGACTCGGAAGAGGAAGCCGAAGAGGGCGAGACGACCGGAAGCAAGATGGTGCCGCACGGCCGGTTCCACGCCGTCAATGAAGCCAAGAAGGCGCTGGAAGAACAGAACGCCGAACTTGTGCGCCAACTTGACGCGCTGCGCAGCGGGACTCAGCAACCTGCGACGGCGAAAAAGGAAGATCTGGAACCCGGCCTCGACGTAGATGATCTTGAGGCGAAATACATCGACGCTGTGTTCGTTGGCGACCACGAGACCGCAAGGGCGCTGCGGCATCAAATCAACGACCATATCCTGGCCTCCGCTGAGGCAAAGGCGACGGCGCGCGCCCAGCAGGAATTCAGCGTTCGGGACCAGCAGACCGCCCTTTCACTCGTGGCCGAACAGGCGTTCGAGGAGTACCCATTCCTCAACGACAAATCCAAGCACGCGAACAAGGAGGCGATCGCCGACGTTGTCGATCTGCGCGACGTCTACGTTTCCCGCGGCGAGTCAGCGGCCAAGGCGCTCAAGATGGCAGTGGCCAAGATCGGACCGCTCTATGCGCCCAAGGACGAGCCGCAGGCAGACGACGATCTTGCACAGCAGCGCAAGGCGCGGCAGGCTGATGCCATTCGCCGCGGCGCAGAGGCATCCGCCAAACAGCCGCCTACGCTGCGTGGCGTCGGCGAGCGTGAATCGAACCTGAAGCGCGTCGACGTTGAGTCCATGTCGGAGGAAGAGTACGAAGCACTGCCGTCTGCCGAGCGCAAACGGCTTCGCGGATTCTGAGTCGTTGCGGTATCCGTGGATCGGCGCCATGCCGGTCCACGCCCTGACGGAATAGGCAGGGAAGGGTCGCACCCTCAACAGCGTATCTCGCCGGCCGGGGCGTTAAATCGGCGGCCTCTTGGCACCCACGCCATGTTTTCGCAACTGCGGGCGGCGCTACAGCCCGGCAGAACCCCGAATTCATATCGATGGAGACGCCACCATGGCACAAACCGATTTTTCATTGCTGTCGCCAGCCAAGAAAATGGCGTGGCAGCGCGAACTGTGGACCGCAGCGCGCGAAAAGATGTTCCTCAAGCGGTTCATCGGGAACGACGAGAACTCGATGGTCCAACGTGTCCGAGAACTGACCAAGACCGAGCGAGGCGAGCAGGTTGTCATCCAGCTTGTCGCCGATCTTGTCGACGACGGCGTTATCGGAGACAACGAGCGCGAAGGTAACGAGGAATCGATGAACGCCTACGCGCAGGTCATCAATATCGACCTCATCACGCATGGCGTTGTCGAGAAAGGCAAGATGGCGACGCAGAAGTCGATCGTCAACTTCCGCGAGCGTGGCCTGAATCTGTTGTCTAACTGGCTCGCATACCGCTGCGACCAACTGGCTTTCCTGACCATGGCCGGCATCAGTTACGCGTTCACGAACAACGGTGCTCCGCGCACAGGCAGCCCGTTCCCGAATTTGTCTTTCGCTGCCGACGTATCGGGACCGACATCGAAACGCGCGCTGATGTACGACGGCACCAGTCTGGTCGCAAGCAACACGGCGAATATCGCTTCGACCTACGTGCCGAAGTACGGAATGATCGTCGATCTGATCGCCTACGCGAAAGAGCACTTCATCAAACCGCTGATGGCGGGCGGCAAGGAGTATTACGTCTTGCTGGTGCAGCCCGGCACCCTGGCCCAACTCAAGAAAGATCAGGACTACCAGCGCGCCGTCGTCACCGGCGCACCGCGCGGACTCGACAACCCGTGGTTCACCGGCGCGACGATCACCATCGATGGTGCCGTCATCCATGAGCACCGGCTTGTCTACAACACCAAGGGCGCGGCGTCTGGATCGAAGTGGGGCGCTGGCGGCAACGTCAATGGCACCCGCTCTATGCTGTGCGGCGCGCAGGCGTTGGCGATGGCGGACCTTGGCCCCCCGGAGTGGGAAGAGAAGACATTCCAGTACGGCAGCCGTCTCGGCATCAACGTCGACAAGATGTTCGGCTTGCTCAAACCCAAGTTCTACTCGATCTACGACAAGTCGGTCGAGGACTTCGGCATCGTCACCGTCGATCACTACCTGCAGTAACGGCGTGCGGGCGGCGTGATTGCCGCCCGTTCCCCAATCCCCATGATGATGAAAGGATTGAATCATGACAATCACCAAAAACGCGGCGCGGCAGGAACTGGTCTGTGCCTTCGTCGACATCGACTTCGCGGCGCTCGCTGGCCTCAGTGGAGTCGACGCCCCGGCGCTCGATCTGCCGGTAAACGCGGTCGTCGTATCCGGTCAGGTCGTCACGCTCACCGCCTTCAACTCGGCCACGTCCGACGTGCTCGACGTGGGCGACGCGGGCAGCCAGAACCGCTACCTGAACGACACGAACATTCACGCCACCGGCATCGCTGCGCTGGTTCCCACCGGCTACCAGCACACGGCGAGCGACAACAAGCTGTCGGTGCGCTGGGTTGGCGTTGGTGCGGTCCCGACCGCCGGCAAGGTACGTCTCCAAGTCCAGTATTTCGTCATCGGCCGCGCGGCATTTTCGCAAGGCTGATCGGCAATCGCCTGACCTCCTTCACCTGACAGGGTGGAGTTACCCCGTAGGCGCGAGCCTGCGGGGGTTTTTGACCAAACAACAGGAGACCCGAAGCCATGCGATTCAAATCACCAACCGAGAATACGATATTCGTGGCGCTCACGAGTGGGCATACCGCGCAAATCGGACCCGAATTCGCCGAACTCCCGCAGATATTCCACCGGGAAGCCATTGCGAACGGTGCCGTGCCCGAGCCAGCTCCGGGACAGGCCAAGATCGAGGCAGACAAACCGCCGTTCGATCGCAACGTCGTCATCGCCGAAGCCATGAACGCGATGCTCGACGGGTCGATGGACGGTGACTTCACGCCGGATGGAAAGCCAGACTTGGGGCGCCTGTCGGCCCGCGTTGGGTTCACGGTATCGCGCGATGAGCGCGACGCGATCTGGATCAACCTGATCGGAACGAACAAGCCGCCGGCACCGCCCATGCAGGCCGAACCGAAAGCGCCCGTAGCTCCCGCTACGCCGGCCCCGCCGGCACCGCCCGCCCCGCGCGCAGCATCGAAGAAGCCCTGATTGTGGACCTGGCAGAACTCGTTCAGACGTTCAGGAGCCGGGCCGACGATTCGGCCCAGCCGCCGCTTTGGACCGACACGGAAATCATCTCCTACATCAACGAAGCGCAACGTGAGGCGTGCATCCGGGCGAAACTGATCGAGGACATGGACACCCCGGAGGTAACGCGGCTTGCCCTGCGCGCCGGGAAGGGACTCTACGATCTGCATTGCTCAATTCTGTGGATCCGGCGGGTCTACCTCCAAGGCTCTAATGTCGCGCTTACCGAATCGTCAGTCGAATATCAGGACGAGGCTGCGTTCGCGGACTGGATGACGCGAGTCGGCACACCGCGCTGGTTCATCTTCTACGAGGGCAATTCACAGATCCGGTTCATCGACGCGCCGAAGGCGGCCGATACCGCGATCCTGCGCGTGCATCGGCTGCCGCTGCGTCCGATGAAGTCACCAACCGACCGGCTGGAAATTCACGAGAAGCACCATTTCCGTCTGCTCGATTGGGCGCTGCGTCTGGCCTATCTCAAGCAGGATGCGGACACCTACGACGAGCAGAAGGCGCAGAAGTACGAGGCGATGTTCACGGCGAGTTTCGGCATCCGTGAAGACGCCAATGTGCTGCGCAAGCACGCGGACAAAGACCCGCCCATCATCAGACCGAACTGGCCCTGACCATGGCAGGCGACAACAGGGAAACTCGGGATGAAGTGGTGCAACTCGGCCCGTTCGTAGAGGGCGTGGACAACCTTCACCCGGAATACGAGATTCCGCCAAATCGCCTGCGCAATGCGGTCAATGTCGACCTTCCAGACACTGGAAACCCGGTCAGGCGGAAGGGCGTGCAGCGCGTTCTCCCGGTTGTCTCAGGCCATTCGTTCTGGTCGAACGAACGCATTGCAATGCTGGTAGAGGCTGG